GCAAAGTTATAATTAGAATCATCAGAGCTACCAACGTATCCAATATTCCAATCTACTTCATTAGAATCTCCAACAAGATTAAATGTAAGATCTGAATTATCCATTTCAATTGGCCCAAAAATTAAATTTTCATTACCTATCATGTCTAGGTTAAATGTCAGACCTGATCCGTCTATTGTCATATTTGCAGCCGTACCAGAAAAGTCATTTAGTCCTATTTTGTTACCATAACCTACTTGATCGATATATAATGTTAAAGTGTCACCTGTTTGCTCGATCATAATTTCATTATCGTCTGTTGCTTGTGCGAAAACTGAACTTGATGTAAATAAGAATAGCAAACCAGCTATACTAAATAATTTATTCATTTTTGTTTTCCTCTTTTAGTGAGTGCCTTGCATTCGCTCCATTATGTTGATGCGGATGTCTATGGCCCTCGGTTATATCCCAGAATTTACGGTCATGGCCCTGGTAAATTAATTCAAGCACGGCAGCTTCAATTGCTGCACGTACCGCGTATGTCACTGACTCATTATTTCCCACTCCGTCCTCGTACTCGACAAGTTGAGTTCCTTGTTCAATAAATCTAAACAAGTCTCCTCCACTGCCGTAAGAAAGCACCGACTTCTTAGACTGGACGTTTAATAATACTTCACCTGTTAGCACAGATACTGCTCTCACAGATACTGTAACTACATCTTTACGATACATTTTACTGAAACCAACACCAAGAGTTCTTGCTCCTCGGCCGCCAGTTTCCATATTTGCATCGTAACCAATTATTCCACCCTCTATAATCATTCCTGCGAATAAGAGTGGACCAACACCTTTAGGGTCTTCACCTGCTGCTCTCGCAACATCTTGTCGTGTCGACCTTACTATTTGTCTTTCTCTTACAAGGTGATCAATACCTTGTCTTTCTACTACTCTAAACCAGGTTCCTCCACCTGCTGTTTTGAGAGCATCTATTAATAATTCTGTTCCGCCTTGTGTTACTGCAGTAGAAAACGATGCTATATTATCTACTGATTTTCTTTGTCCTGTTTTATCTTCAAAACCATATACTGCTACAACAGGTCTTTCTTTAGCAGGTGGTAAATTTAGTAAATCTACATATGCTGGTAGTCTAACTGCTGTTGGTTCATCAACACAGATATACTTTCTTGCCATGACTTTCTGGACACCCATTTGTAAGTGTCTATCAAATCCTTCATCATATTTACCCGCAAGATCATTACAATCTTGTGGATTCGGACTCCACTGTGGAACCGAAGCACAGCCGGTTAAAAGTAGCAATGCAAGTAAATACTTAGCCATCTGAGTCTTGACCAAAGTTACCAGTTCCAACTGGTATTTCAATTATTGTTTCTGTTCCATCAGAGTCTACAATTGTCATTTTAATATACTCTGATCCATCCTCATTAGTTATAACTTCATATGTTACTACGTTACCTTCTAATGTAAACGAACCAAATCTTACTGAACCATCGTTACTAAACATAGATTCAACTAATTGTTTTGACATCTGAGCGTAAATTCTACTTTCTAAGTTACGAATAAATTTAGCCATTGTAGTATTATTTGCTTCTCTTTCAGCAGCTTTTCTTGCTGCTTCCAAAGCATCTTCAATAGCCTTCTTACGCGTATGTTCAATATTATCAATAGTTAAATAATGTGCGCCAGTTCCTTGTCCGCTAAATGATGGATTTTTAAATCCAAATTTTATTTCGTCAGCAAATACTGAACTAGTTGCAAATATTAATATACTAATTAATACAAAATCTTCAATCTTTATTTTCATCTTCCTTCTCACTAAGTTGTTTTTGTCTTTCCCTATATTCAAGTACAACTTTTACTTTTTCCTGAAGCCTAATCATATCCTGATCAAGCATTCTAATTTGATCAATTAATCTAATTAAACCCATGTGCATTTCTTCTAGCTTAGGATTTAATTGATTGTTAACATACTTCCATACAAAATATACAAAATAACCCATGGCAACAATAGCCACTGTGTTAAATCCATATTGTTGGATTAAATATACTGGATTAAGTTCATTCATACTTAATCCCTTCTGACGTCGATCTTACCGTCTTCTACAAAATTTTCTGACCTAGCTATTCTATCTATAGGTGGAGTTAACTCCAACGCGCTAGAAACTAACATATCAATCTTTATAATCTCATTATTCATTGTTCTTGCACGTGTTTCTAAACCCTTAGTAAAAATCATAAGAGTATCTATTTGTTCCAGAACACCAGATAACATTTGCTTAATAATAGTGAATATAAAGAAGCCAGATACCATCGCGCCAGCGATTGGTAATCCAACCTCGTCTATAATACTAAAGATTTCAGCCATTAACTTCTATATGCAACATGAACTACTTTAAGACCAGCTCCACCTTCAAGTGTGTGAGCAGGTTGCTTAATAATATGTTCAACTGCCCCAGCACCAACTGACATAGTTCCAACAACAGTGGATCCGTCTTTTTGTGTCATGAGGATAGCAGCATTTGTACCGTTAAATACTCTTACTAATGAAGCATTACCTACACTAGTTGCTGATGTTAAGTCGCTTTGACTTCCCAATAACTTAGTTTTCATATTTTTCTCCCATTTCTTTTCTCGTTAAATGCCAATCCGAATGTCTAAAAAATCCTTGTTTTTCGTGACACCAAAACCAACCTTTACTTGTTTGTTTTTCGTTTGTATGATAATATTTTACAGCGCCTCTAGTCTCGACATAAGTCTCTCTGCTCTGTTCGTCACTTGCTTGTACCATCTTGAATCTCTCCCTTCAATAGCCGCTACCGACCAATCACCACATTGCAGCGCTGCGTTGTGCTTTTTAAATTTACTCAAGCGCGTGAGTCCCATGTTGAACATCATGTTCGCAATGACCTGTTTCACTTCTTGTGGGTATCCGTCCCACTCTTCGTGTAATTTTTTACAATCTTCGATTACTGTTTCTACATCCTTGGCAAAACATTCAATGACTCTATCCTCTGCCACTGGAGTACCGACCTCCAACCCATGTTCTGGGTCTCCTTCGAGTACCAAGTGTCCAATCCCAAATGTAGCGTAACCGAGATGATCATGATAAATTTCATTTACCTGTCCCTCGTCTATAATTAATTGTTCTCTCAATTGATCTACATCAATCGCCGTTTTTTCTTCTTTATTCCAAAACATTTTATACTCCAGTTACTAATTCCATATGCTTAGTTTCATACACATCGGATTCTTTTATTCCAGCCCACCATAATAAATATTTTTCTTGGTACGCTAATTCATTCGCATGATTGTGTGGTTCTGTACCTACAATCAAATTTGTTTGATCATCATCAGGTATGGTATATACCATTGTTTTTGTAGCAGTAATAGTACTGTCTACATATCCCATATACAAATAACTTTGTTCATCACCGTTTTCGTCATTATATGTCCTTGTTAATTCAGTATCTGTACTGTGTTTATTTAATGTGACATTAATTGTCTTTGTTACATTAGAATCATCTCTAATAATATCTAACTTTATATCTATATGTATTGTCATTGTTTTTTCCTATTAGAAACAGTTATTTGAGGTTGCGGTACAGTTAATATCAAAGTCATGACTTACAACCAGTGTATCATTATATCCTGTACCTCTTAAATATACTTTAGCGGTACCAATCATTCGTCTTCCGTTACTATTATAACATTCAGCTCCGACTGCGGCTTCAAGAGATGTTGTTACATCGCCTGTACTTCCGATCGCTCCCCATGAATTATTATTTACTACACTAACGCTACCCATTCCAGTATTGGTTTGTGTATAATCTAAATGTATTTTAGCATGAGTTATATCACCACTATCAATAGTGGTATTATTCTTTGAAGCCATTACTTCGGTTGTGCTTAAAGCAAAACCACCACCTGGATTATAATAAGTTGAAGTTGCTGCGCTATATGTCTCTTTTACATATAAGTATACTCCGTATGAATTAGAAAACAGTCTGAAACTCAAACCGGCCTTGTTATACTGTGACAGAACAATACCAGATGTCGCAGATTTATAACTTGTTAAACTATAACCTGAAGCAGAAGCTAATTCAACCGAATGCATAACCATAGCCGGATAATCTACAGTTGCTGATGCTCCATAGAAATCACCAATAGAAATAGTAGTACCTGACGTAGAGTTAATAGTGTAACCAGATGCAGGAGTCAGGCCTCTTACATTCGCATCATTTAAAGATACTAGACTCGAATGTGCATAAGGTGACCCTTCCGCTTCTACGTGGATGGCTGACATTGATAGTGCTCCGCTTGTTGCTAATGGCATTATTTATTTTTTCCTTTATCTTTATTGCTTTTGTAAAGCTTTTTTTCTAACTTTATTTTTTTCCAAAAAATTTCATCTGGAATTTTAAATATATCTTTTTTAATTTGGTGTTTCTCTGGTATACCCTTTAACATGAGTAATTTCTCCTGATGTTTTATTGTAAACGAATCCCCAAATAAATAGCTTATCGATAATATTGCTATTGTTTATGTCAAAGGGAAAATTAAGATTATTATCATCACACCACTCTTTTACGGTATTTGTGAGTGCTTGAAAATATACATCTATGTTTTCATTTACAATTCCTTCTTTATCGTGAAGTCTTGCAAAGAAAGTAAAATTATTTGCAGGTAATAAATCCATAATTGCGTTATGTGCGTCTGCGTCTGCTATTAACATTTCGCTTGGAGGTATAACAGCTTTTAGTACCACTTCTTCAGTAACTGTATCAAACTTTAAACCATACCAATCCTTATACTCATTGTAATTAGCACCGAAAGATTCTAAAAGTTCTGAACTTGCTGGATCCCAGCTATAAAAAGAAATGCATGGATTATTATCATATGGTGGTCTTGTTGCTATGTACTCAGCAACAAGGTTCATACCATTATTATCATATGATTCTACCTCATCAGGCCAAGTGTCTTTAAGTCGTTTTACAAGCACTTGTCCTTCGACGTTACCTACGGAATAGTCTGTTCTAATTTGAACTCCATTCATATAAGTTCTATCTATGACGTTGTTTGCGTCAATGGATTCAAAATAAGATCCTTGGGTTTCTACTAATTTTAAAAATTCGTATTGTGACAAAAGATGTTTTTCAGATCTGCTTTCATTGACAGTACTATCATCATTTAGTAACGACGGTGATTCCATTATTGTGCCATCGTCGTGTACCATTTTAGAAATTAATCCATTTATACTTTGATTGCTTTGAAAGTGTGTGTATGTTATAGTCATTATACGATCTCTATGTAGTGTTGATTACCGGTGCTTGTGCCGAAATATGAACTTAACGAATATGTATTTGTTGTACCCCAAGTCCACATTGCATACGTTGAATTCGTAGCGGATCCGGTAAAAGTGGCGGAAGTTCTATTTAAGGTAAGATCTGGACTTCCGCTATTATTTGTTTGATTTAAATAAATTTTCATGCTAGTCCAACCGCTATTATTAAATGATCCCTGTGAGTTATCAGTTCTATAAAATGATAAAAACATTTGTCCACTAAAATTACGCAAATCGTTAATTTCTACAGTATCACCATCATATGTAAACGAGCTTCCGCTCCAACTACCCATTGATATCGAGTCAGCGTATCCAGACTGTGGTGGAACATATTGACCTCCAGAATTATAACCATTTGTCATAGTTCCTGAAGTTAATTGAAGACCTACATGTGTTTTGCTATAGAAATCTGAAAATTTAATTTCTCCACTTGTTGGAAGTCCAGTAAGTTCTCCTATAAATGTTCCGTTTTTATAGTAGTCTGACATTTTAACATCAGAACTATCAGCACCACCCATTTCTTCAGCAATACCAGTGTTTAATGTAGTAGTTGTGTCAGGTCCCTGTATATGCATTGACGTCACGACTGATGTAGTCATTGCATTAACATTAGAGGTTTGATTATCCCATATCCATACACTTCTGCCATTTTCACCAGTATCATATACGTTTGCTGATGATCTATTGAATGTGTATGTATCATTTGAAGATGATGGATTAATAACGATGCTCTTAAATGTGTTATCGTTATTTGGAACGCTAGTTCCGGAAAGTGCAAATAAAAACCAATGGCTTTGATCGGCAGAATTAGTTGCCGGGTTTCCCCATATAATAGCATCTATTGTTCTGCTAGTACCACCACCATCGGTATATGTAGCTGTAGTATTTCCCATTGCACCTGGTTCACCAACAAATGTTGCAAGACCATCTCTGGTTCCGTAGGTTTGAAAGGGTAAAGCTGAAATAATATTATTAAAGCCACTATATACAAATCCACCTCCCATAAATCCGTTGCTTGCTCTATGGTAACCTAAAACAGACCCATACCATTCTGTCTCGTCTTCAAAGTCATCTCCACCTGGGACCTCATAACTTCTCTGTATATAAACTAAGCTATCTTCTGATGCAGCAAAGCTAGTATTATTTAAAACACTACTAGTAGTAGTTGATGGGTTTGTATCACTTGTACCTTGTAATAGTATTTGATTTCCTGATGATACTAATGTCATTATTTAATAATCTCCGTAATTAAATCTTCAAATTGTTCTATTTTCTCGACTCTATTTGGCCATAAAATATATTCTTTTTCGGGATTCTTTTTTAAATTTGATAATAACGGGAGTATAGAGTTATAAAGCCTATTCAGCTTATCTTCTAATTCTTGTGAGGTAGCTGCGGCAGTAGATGCCTCAGTTTTTACTGATTGTACAGCTTCTAGTTCGTTTTCATCGACTGCTGTAAAACCAAAATCAAAATTTAATAGATCGTTACTCATATAATCTCCTTTACTGTTATTTATACAAGTAAAAAAGCTAAAACGATCATTCCTCTTCCGATTGTTGCTTTATCTTCTTGATAAGTTCTATCAATTCTTCTATTGTCGAAATGTCAGTTTTGTTTTCTGTATCTATTTCAACATTAATATTTACTTTCATAGTCCAATTAATGCCCAGCCATGATTAGCTATAGCATTTAAAATAATAAACAAACAAGTCAACATATGTGTAAACCACCATATTGTGCGTATACCAGCAATAGTATTTGCTTGTTTGTCGGTCTCTCCGACCTTTTCACCTAGGCTTTTAGCCCATATTCTCCACCATTTACCCATGGCCACGTTTAACTAATTCATTACGAATTTTTTGTTTCTTTTTCTTTGGAGTATTGTTATTCTCCAATGCTGCTTTTAATTCTTCTAACGGAGTAGATCTCATGTAAAAGTTTTGCACATTTCCTTTCCGGTCTTTTTGACTCTCTTTGAATTTTACGGGCATTATATTTCTCCAGTTATATGATTATATATATGCTTCCATTTCCAAAATCTTGGAATTTCTCCTTCATAAAATGCATTATGATCATGAGCAACTATAATCGGATCTAATCCAAACTTAGCTCCAGTTTCTGCGTTCACTGGCTTATCTTCAATCCAATAACAACCAGTTCCTTCGTACTTTTTAAGCTCTTCGTCTTTGTCAGCACCGCAAGGTAGGAATATAAAGTCATCCCATATTTCCTTACCAAACAACAATTCTAGGTTTTGAATTCTTAATTTTTGTGCATACCTATTTGTAGACAAAGATGTAATACAATGGAACTTATATCCATGCAACATGTTTAGTCTTTTCATATAGTATACCGCATCTCTGAGCGGAGGTAAGAACGCAATAGCAGCTGAATCATTAAACTCAGCAACAAACTTTTTACCAGCTTCAGGAACTAGATTGAACCTTTTGGCAACATTATACTGTGAAGCTTCATGTGTTGGAAAACCTTTATGGTTCATATATTGAGTGAATGAATATTCCCAGTCACACAATACTCCGTCGCAATCTACTAAAATTATGTTATCTTTCATATCGCTTTTCATTAGTGAAATACCCTCCTTGCTCCATCAATTACTA